TATTGATAGAATACAAAGCCTATACTTTCTGATACTTCTTGTAAGATTGTATCTTCAATGTTTAGTTTCTCTTTTAATACCTCTTTAACTTTACTATGACATTTACGATACTTATCTAACCACCATGCTATAAATTCTCCATTTTGATCTTCACTTGCTAGATCAAAAGCAGTTGAGACGTTTGATACTTGTTGGCTGACATTATCAGTATCATCTTTTGTTAGAGGTATCTCTCTGCCTTCAGTCGTCTCTGCTATTAAGTTACCTTTTGCACTTATATAAATTAACGGGTCTCCACTCTCACTTAGTTTTAAAAATTCATTATCGTTTAGTTCCAGCTCTAATCTAGTCAAGTATTTTGTTGCTTTAGGGTTCCTAGCAAATGCTTGTAGATTAATGTTTGCATTTGTCAGTTGCTCCCAAAATGTAGCTTCAGCAGTAATAGGATCAGACTCATATTTCAAACTATCATAGTACTTACTAAGTGCTAGAAAATTAATATACGATTTTAAAATAGAATTAAAGTTTGTTGATGCAATATGAAAGTCTACAGTGTTTGTTAATTTACTATTAACAATATCTGGTACTCCTGTTTTTGATGGTATTGCACTCATTTTGGTTTATCTAATTTTACACATTCTATACTTGAATTAAATGTTCCTTTACTTAATGTTGTTAAGTTTTTTGTTATATACCAAAACCCAGGTATTTTTTCTGCAAACTTGTTCTTTGATTTTAAGTCGATAGTCATGTATATAAACTTATTTGCATTAAAGTTTATATTTCCAGTAGTATTAAATGACGCTTTAGTTAAATTAGAAAATAGGTCTTTTTGTAATTTAACAGTACCTAAATGTCTTGTTGAATCCTCATGTGATAATACGAACATTTTCTTTTTAATATTGTAATCTTCATTACTGTCAATATTAATTTTGCTATCAGTTCCATCTGGAAGCGCTTCTAATCCTGTTACCTCTTCAACACGGTTTATAGTTCCTTGATCACTGTGAATTGTAAGTTGTTTTGATTTAATATTAAATTGGATGACTTCATTTTTGGCGAGCTTATTTATTGTACTATCAGGTTGTATATCTTTTAGTCTTATGTCTTGTAAACTAATAGGAATATAATTAAAATACTTACCAAATAAATCGATAGCACTTTTATTTGAATACTGTTGTTGAGTGTCATTAGTTTCAATTTTAAATACGGCAGCTAGATTGTTACTAATTTTAATTTTATCCGGGACCAAGACCCCGACTTGATCAAATCCCGGCTCTTTATTATATAGTTCTGTAATATGTTTTTTAAGAGACTTGAGTTGAAATTTACCGTTGTAATATGTAAAAACACCAGCGCAACTATCACTAGAAACATATGTTTTTAAAATTTCTGATATACCAACTAGTGCAGGAGTTTCTGCAGGTAGGGTATAATATATTTTGCCTAGACCGAAATCCCAATTAGCTTCATCAATTATATCTTTTTGATCAGTAAAAGTTTCTAGTAAGTGTTTTAAAGCTCGCCCGGAATTGACTGTTTGTTTACCATATGATTGATGGCCTGGGAGACCTTGGCCAATTAAATCAGTACTCCAGCTCTGTCTTTTGTTGTTTAAGTGATTAAAAATAACATCAACAAAATAATATGCGGTTTGTTTATTATTATTTTGTACAGTGTTTATTTTACTTTTAACTACAAAAAACTTATCTAGTAAAGTAATTGTTTTATTGCTTCTGTCTACAAATGTAATTTTTATTTTTAAGAATAAACTACCATCACCATATTCGTTTATATTAGATACAGGAGATTTAAAATTTAATTTATTTAAAGAATCCATATTACTTTCATTAATTGCAATAAGGCTTCCCATTAAAAATGGAGAGTTTTGATGTGTTTCAAAAGTTAATCCTTCAAAGCAATTAGAACCTATGAACCGGGATTCTCCACGCTTGTTGAAAAGTATAGATTCAATTTTGTACTCAGTTCCGTTAGCATTAATACTAACGCCTGATTCTTTTTTAGGAGAAACAGTAGATGTAGCAGGTGTCGTCATGCAGTAAGATTTTTAAGCTCTTGCAGTATTATGTTAACATAATCTGGTTTAATAATTTTATATACTGCACCTAATTCAGGATTATTAATAGGGTTGTATATTTTATTAGTTAAACAAATCAACCACCACAAGTCTTGGGTACCGTATATTTCATGAGATAAATCAGTCCATGGTCTGGCGCTGTTAATTCTATATTTGATATAAAGTTCAGATTGAATATCGTCTGGAATAGAAACCTTTTTTATTATATTATAAAAAAAGTACTTATCACTTTTTGCGAGTTTAAAGATATTCTCATATCGAGTATCATCAAGCGCTGGTAAATCCTTAATATTGTTTTGATATTTTTCTATATCGGTAATCATTTATTATTCCTCTGTTACTACCTATGTTTGAACTGAAACATTAACATTATTGCTAAATGCATCGAAATATAGGTTTTGAGTTTCTGGTACTAAACTTTGTATAGTTAAAGTTACTTGATAACCTTCAGGTATAACTACTTGGGTCGGCTGGTCGCCTATAAAATTATTAATAGTTTTTATACGACGAACACCCATCATTTCAACTGAGAGATTATTTAGAAAGCTCCACCTAAAACTAAATACACCGGGGAGTTTCGCTCTATATATAACAGGTGGTACATAAGTAATTTTGTTTATTCTATTAGGTAAGTTTTGATATAGTAGTAAATATATCAATCTAAAATTAGTCTCATATCCTCCATAACTTTCGTCTTTTGTGTTATCTAAATAAAATTGTACAGTGTGAGACGGTCCGGTTGTATCATATGAAAAAGATTTACTATAATCTATACCTACTCCTACACCAACTTTTGTAAATAAATCTTTGGTAATAAAACTAGATGCGGTGGAGCCCAAGAGTGACTCTAGGTTAGATCCTCCAGCACCAGTCCAGCTATTTGTAATACTTTTATATTCATCTTGTAGATAAGGTACACTATATTTAAATTTTGTTCTTTTTACACCATATAAGTTTTCATATGCCTGTAAGTATTTCGGCATTGCTCCGATTGGGTCATCAACTGCAAAAGCTGCGCGCCCAGCGGCCGATAGTTTGCTCATGTTCTTCCCTACTGATTTTATAGCACCACCAATAAGGTTCGTAACACTACCTCCAATACCGTCTGGTCCTGTAAATGCTTTTAGAGCATCAGATGCACCTTCTCCTGTGTTTCTTAATACTTGTATTGCTACATCTAGATTAGAAAAGAAAGCGGGAACGACTACTTCAAATTCTTCTAACTCTATTGCCGGTGTGTTTTTTCTACCTTCACTGTTTCTGCCTGTTTTAGTCCATTTAAAGTCCTTAACCACGTCAATCGGTACACCGTTTTGTACTGGTATGAGTTTGGCGCTTTTTGATGTGTTTTTATTAAATGCACCTACGATCTTTCCGAGTGAACTTGCGTCTCCGACGGAACTTTCATGGTCTTTAATAATTTTAAACAGCTTATTATTCATATTATTCGTTTATTATTTCAGCCACTGATGGTAATTTTACTTGATTTGTTATACTAATAGCATTTGCGGTTTGGCTTCCCACTGAGAACTGTCTATTAGATCTAGTTCCGCGGAGAGTATCAAGCTGAGGTGTAGGTAGTGCAGATGATTGGTTAACTTTACCTTGTTTAGATTCTAACCACTCGGCGCCAGATGGTCTCATTCCCTTGTAGTTCCCAGATTTGATGAATTTTACGTACTCCTTATACTCGGGAAGTGTTAATCCTTCTTTTGCAGCGCGTTCCGCTTGTCGTTTTTCATGATCAGCCAAGCTCTTATTTACATCTTGACCTGTTCCACTAGATTGCATGACGCCCTCCTCGTCATAGGATAGACCCAGTTTTGCTCGTTCCTTTTCTTCGGCAGCGGCAACATCATCTGGATCATCTATACCTAACCCCGGTACCCATGATAAAGCTTTTTGTATAGGGTAGATAATAAAATCTTTAAACAGTTCTATTATTGGTGTTGAGATTATTGTAAAGAAATCGGTGATCTTACCCATAATACCATCAGGGTGATCACTAAATAGTATTCCTACGGTTGTTGATACAGTATCCCACATCGTTGATGCTGCAGCTGCTATAGTCTGGAACATATGAGTAAAACCGTACCATGCACGTCCTATTACACCTTTTTCTGATATACTCTCTGCCATAGCTTCTGCATTTTTGGAGAATGAACCTACAAATATCATTTTAAAAGCTTCAAAAGCTTCAATTACTAAAGTTATAGGAAAAGCTAGCTTTTTTAAAAGACCACCGATCGGGCTCATCCATTTAAAAAGTTTGCCGAAACCTGCTGTACCTCCTAATTTAGATAACCACCTTGTTAATGGTGCAAAGAATTTTGAGAATTTAAAATTCTTTACTGCACTAGTAATAGATTTTGCAAGGCCTTTGACTTTAGTTGTCAACCACTTGATCGGTGTAATTAGTTTATTTATAAATTTACTCAAGCGAGGAAATGTTTTGGAGAACCATATACCTATTTTGCTGGTGAACCTTTGGAAGTTAAGGCTTAGACGTGTTAAGCTCTTAGGTAATCCTTTTATTGCTAATTGTACAGCAACAAACGGTTTTAAAAATCTTTGAGTTAATCCTACCCATGTTTCTTCTAAATAATCTTTTATTGCCATTAAGGTAGCAGCGACAATAGTGCCACCTAACCATGCACTCCCTGTACTGGTCTTGGTATCTTTTTCTTTTTTCTCTTCGCTTTTAGGATCAGATTTTTTACGGTCGAGCATCCCTTTATTATCATCTTCGGATCCTAAACCAGTAGATTTAAACTTGTCTACCAAAAAAGCATGTATCTCATCTAAAGTAGATGCCATTCTGTTTAACGGAGACTCTGTTTCGTCACCATGAAGAATTGAGGCAACTCCAGCACTTTGTTGTGAGCTATTACCAATAGCAGAAACTATATTATTTGCGACATCCTCTAAACCTTTTTGGATATCTTTAGTCAGTTTATTAAATTTCAAGGTTAAGGCATTCCCAAGATTTATTACATCTTGAGCGCTAGATAACGACGAGCTAGGATCACCAGGACCCAGTACATCAATAATTGCGTTTGATACTTCGGCGCGGATCGCACCTTGCGCTTGTGCTGTAAGGCTAACACTCTCTGCCATATAATTATTTAATTATCAGGCAAAGAATACACGTGCATCTATCTCTAAGTTACGTATCTGTTGTATCTTTTCTAAAGAGGAATCTATATGTTTTTGAAGGGTATCTATCTTAGACATATCAAGATGTTTATACAATACTTCAGACGTAGGTATATCAGATACTTCAAGAGTAGTATCATCAAAGGTGATTTGCTTTAAATATCGAAAAGTTAAATAGAACAACGCATCAATTGTTTCAGGGCTTTCAGTTTTATTTAAAATAAATTTTAAGAACGCTAAATCTTTAGATATAGTAGGTAGTTCAAATTCAAAATGAAAGATAACACCATTGATTTTAATATCTGTATCTTCAATATTAATGAGTTCAAACGTATGTTCTAGTGGTTCTTTTTTTAGATCGTTATGCCATGTATATAGTATAAAGAGCTTATCAATATAATTCAAATCTTCGTTTGCTTCTTTACGTACATGATTATTAATAAACTGTAAAAACCTTAAACTAGCTTCTACATCATTTTCATATTTGGTTACAAATTGTTCAAATTTAGATTGTATCTCTAAATTAATTTTATTAATTTGAATTGATTGCTCGCTTATAGGTAATTTAACGTTAAGCTTACTAAGTTCGTTAAGTTTCTGAATTATTGCGCTCATTTATATTTTTAATACCAGCTTTTATATAATGTGCTATTTCATGTGGAGAGAGTTTACTGAACGATTCATACGTAAAATTAAATTCTTTCATTAAAAATAACTGCTCTTGTACCAAGTGTTTATACGAAGTTACGAAAGCTAAATATATTACATTAATTATTAAGTCGATATTTAGAAAAAATCCACGCTGTACATTGCCTACATTATATATTTTAACGTTAGTTAACGCTTCTAGATATTCATCTACATGAGGTTTTAAATCTGAATACATTTTCACAGGTATTCTATTATAATCTTCTACAGTGTTAAAAACATATTCTTCACCACAATATTTTATCTTTTTAATACAATAGGCTGATGAGCATGTGTAATTTATAATATCTGGATAGTCAATAAAATATTCAAAGTCGTTATAGGTGTATGCTCGTGTCTCTTTCTCCGGTAAGTCTGTAAGAAAGTTTTCTTTAAAAATAATTACTTCTTTATTGTCATAGTTAATTTTAATATTAGACTCGGTTTCAACAAACCGTTCTTGTTTTATAAAATGTAAGATATCTAGGATATTAGTAGAACCGCAAAGGTTAAAAATATAATCTAGTAGTTTATTATGAAGTTTATTCTCGTATAAGAACGTTAATTTAGTTATATCGTTATAACTGACCATCTATAGGAGTAATTACATCGTATGTAGAAAATCTCCATTTTACAGCTACGGAACCGATGTCTGTATCTGAATCATATTGAACTACATTCGCATCAACGATGTTATATGGTATACAGTCTCTATATTTGTATATTTTACGAACTACTGGTGCGCCACCAGAACTACCAAATAAAGCGGAACTAAATGTTTTACGTGTAGTTAATTGTTCTTTAGCTATAAAGTATATATCTATGTTTGTAGTAAGATCTAAATCGCTAAAATTACCATGTACACTATATAATTGAATCCATGGTCTAATGATTGTATCCACAAAACTTATATTCGTTTCTGAGAATTGTATATCTAAATCATTATCCGGGTACTGCTTTTGATCCATAAAAGGACCTACTGGTAATAATCCGTTAGGGTACTCTTCTCCTCTATTTTCAACACCTAATGTTTCTGTAGTAAGATCTATACCATTAGCAAGATACATATATTCATTGCCGGTAATATATTTTTCATATACGCTTCTTGCTTTATCAATCTTTTGAGAGTTTAATGTAATTCCTAACTTCTTTTGATTGTCATCAGTAAGAGCCTCTGGGAGATTATATAATTTAACAAGGAATAGGTTTCTAGAGGCTGGAAACGTAGAAAAGTCCTTTAACAGTTCGAAAAAGGACTCTCTTAAGTTACGTTTATCCAGGGATGGTAGTGTAACGCCCATTTAAAGTATTTAGGACAATTACCCTACTAGAGCGCCAGCTAACTTACCAATCGCGTTAACACCGGCGTTAAGCTCATTATCTCTTCTGAAGAACTGATAGGCGAGTGTAATGTCCATACTTGCAACTTCACCGGTACCTACCATTGAATATGCAATATCACCACTATTAACAGGAAAACAACCATATAGCTTATAAGTACGTAATACTTCAAATTGAGTATCTAACTGAGCTAATGTAATAGTGCTGTTATTATGAATAACACCATCACCTGTTGTAGTTTCGTCGTTAAACGTCTCTGTGATCCAGTTCTCCATTTGAACACGCGAGTTTGTAGTTGCATCACAATAGAAGCTAATTGTAAACCCATCGCTGTTATTATAAGACACGGTTCCTGGGATACGGAAGGTAAATCCATTATATGGTACCTCTTTGGGAGAGATTTGTTTACCTGGTAGTGTCGCTGCAGTAGCATACACTAAATCATCTTCAGTAAAGACAGGAACTCCCTTGTTCGAAACATCTAACACGCGAAATTGAAAGTCACGTGCAAAGTCTCTTGTCTGTGCTACTTTATAAAAGTCCTGGATCGTTTGTTTAATATCAGCCATGGCGTTATAATTATTTAGTTATTATCTTTATTATTGACCAACTATCTCCTCAAAATTAACATCTGTGTTAACAGCGTAGAAGTTAACTAATATAAACTCTGCAGCGCGAACTGGCTTTAAGTAGATGTCTACTCTCAACTCGTTCTGGTCAATAACACTAGCAGGATTATTCCTATCATCACAAACAATAAGGTAGTCATAAACGCCTTCTGTCTGTTTGCAATTTTCAAAAATTGGTGTTAACGTATTAACAACTCTGTTCCTTGTTAAGAACGTATTAGGTTCAAAGATAAAGAATTTCAATGTCTCTCGCGTTCTTTTCTCTAAGTCAAGGAAACACCTACGAACGTTAACTCTATCAAATGCCGTTGGTTTCCGCTGTAATGTCTTTTGACCAAATACAACAATACCTTCCGCAGGGAATTGAGTCACGGGGTTAATTGCGATTCTATATAATTGGTCTCTTTGACGCTGAGTCGGACTAACAGCAATGTCATTTACACCTGTAACAACACCTCTGTTAAAACCAGCTGGGGCATACCATGGTGCAAAGTTTGCATCATTGTTAGCGTAAATCTTAGCAGCGACACCAGAGAATGGAATCCAGATCTGACTATCACTTGTACCATCATAAACCTTAGCCCAGTTACCATATGTGGTAGCAAAGTTACTATTAGCTGCACCGAACTGATGTCTTAACGGCCAATAAACATGCTTGCTAAAGTTTTTATCTTTATCATCTAATACCTTACCTCTAGATCCTTGTACAACTAACGGCTTGAGTACGTCAGCAATAAAGATATGATCTTTTCTTGTTGATCTAGCAAATACTTCAAACTTGTTAAATATTGTCCGATAATTGTCTCTTAAGTCAATTTCATCAGAGGCTGTCATATTATCGTTAGTAGCATAGAAACCTGTATCAGATATTGTTACATATTCTGTATCGTCATATGCACTATTTGTTTGGGTTTTACCAACAGCATACACTGTACCTAAACCAGCTTCAATACTCACATCGATCGGAAGTAAATCGACGTTAGAAGCAACGTTAAATATTCTATCTAATTTACTTGGAATGCTACCAATATTTTTAGTATTGTTATTGTTTACATCAGCAAAAACACCTAAACTAACTAATGCAGGAGCTTCAGAGAAACCAGTAACCTCATTCCCCGCTAATGTCTTCGCCATAACAGCAGCATTAATGTTAGATGTTTTCACTGACCGAACAAACTTAGACGGCGCATCACCGAGCGACGAGGTCCAGTCCCCATCATGTTTACTAATATATGGATTTACTAAAATTTGAATATTAGGAGAACCTTCGTCTAAATCCCCTAAGAAGAATGATTTTCTATCACCACCAGCCTCGTTCTGTATTTTTCTAAAGGAGTTTAATGAACCAGCATATCCTTCTGCAAGGAATTGAGATAATTGTAAGTCCGTATTTGAGAATGGTGTAATCCTAACTTTAAATAAGCCAAGCGAAATAGTATCAATAAACTCACCACCGTCTAAATCAAATTTAGAAACAGTTTCAAGAGACTTACTAACACTATTCTTTTCAGAAGCTGCAGTTGAAGTTAAATTAAAGTCGTACCTTGATGTAGGTACTGTTGTAAAACTTCCTGTGTTTGTAGCAGCCGCGGATGCCGTTACTGTTCTAACACTATTAATTACATCGTAATCTGATGCCGGTGATAAGTTACTGTTATCAGTAATAGCAGCATAATAACCTTCAAAATTGTTGTTAGTAGCAAGTTTAGCTTTATTAAGAACAATTATTCCAGCACTACCAAATGTATTTTTAGTGTGTGCTGTAGTACCTGGAGTATTAGACCATGTAAAGTTTTCTTTAGATGCAGATAAATATTCTGATCTTGTTAATTCAACTTGCGTAGGATTACCAATAATATAATACTTGGAAGCAGATAGAGATGTATTACCTGCAGCGGTTGCAGATAA